CAAAATCCCTATCGTGGGTTGTTTTGTACTCCTTGATTGTGGGGTATGAAATAACACGATTGTGGAAACGAATCTTGGGTCGTCTAAGCTATTTGCTTGAGATGACATTTCTTTTTGGTTTGGTTTGTTTGAGTTGGTATTGGTCCTTTGGTACTGGTTGGTTACTTTGGTTTGGGTATGGGTGCTTGATTGTGCACTTTGCCTATCTTGGTTTTTGTTTCTACCGGTTACCTTTGATACGTGGTCTGATCCTGCTTGACGTCCTTTCCTTTGGTTGTATTGGTTCGTTGTTTGTACACTTTGGTTGTATGCTTCTGGTTGGTCTTGGTTTATCAACATCCTGGTTCTGTTCCTTTTTGGTTGGTTATTGGTTTTCTCTAGCCATTGTTTATCGGTCAGCTGGTATCACCATTGGCCAACTTTATGGAATGTTTGTTTTTCCAAAGTTGACGCGTCGTATGATTGAATTTATCGGCGATGATGTGCAAAATATCAAGCTGGTTAGTCGTAGTGATGTTGGTGATTATGCTGAGTTTATAAACAAGCAGCTTTGTGGTATTGAGGTTTGTCAGGTTGGTTATGACTTACCTTCCATCATTGTGTTTAAGATGAAACACTATGATTGGTCCATAGGCGAATTTTCTGGCTATGAGGAAATGGGGGAAAACAATTACCCTAGGGATGGAAGTAGGTTGGCAAAGTGGATGCGCCAATTTGGGACAGCTCGTCCCGATGCGCCTTCGTGGGATTTTGATGACGTTCGTTCTTCTTGTCCAGTTATACGTGATGTTGATTATCACTGCACGCGTGGTGGTCTGCGGTCAATTCCCAGTGATAGATTCTGGGATAATATCCATCAATTTCCTGATCGACATGAATGGGAGGCATCCCATTGTGAGAAACATTTGGTTTTTACTTCAACCATGGATTATGTTATCTCACTGGTCGTGCATAATGAACATGTTGGGAGAATGATTTCTTTCTGGTTGGAACAATATTTTATACTGATGTTTGTGTTTATTCGGTATTGTTGGAAAATGCTCTTTGTAGTGTTTGTATTGTTTTGCACGTTTTACCAGATTGATTATCTTCTTGGCGTGTTGCTGCTCTGGGGTTTGTTCTCTATGTCTAGTGCGACGAGTGCACGTTATGTTTGTTTTGCCTTATTTAAGGCCACATGGGTTTTGGCCGAGGAGCAGGTTCCTGTTTCGCGTGGTGTTCCGTTGGATCAAGTTTTGTGGTGTTTGTTGATTGGCTTAATTGTGTATTGTTATGCACATAAGGATCACATCCAAGCAAGGGTGCGTCGGTTTTGTATCGATAGTATCCAACCTATTAGGGATGCTTTACATCACGAAGCTCAAGTTGTGGTTGCAAGGAGTGTTGCCACATTGTCCAATGAGATCACGCACCAATTATCAGTGGTTAAAGCAACCGCTGATGAGTATAAGCAAGGTGTTAAACAGGATTATGCTGAGGAGCGGAAAAAGTCATCAGAAAATTACGACTCTGTGGCTAAAAGCGTCATCGACCATGGAATGGGTAAGGTTGACGAGGCTATGGGTCGTGTTGAAAATCGTGTCGTGGACGTAGTTAGTCGTTCTAAGCAAGAAATTCAACCCATTGTTGATCGACTGGGCAAGCAAGTGATTGGGGGAGCCGGGCTTTTGTCTGGTGCTGTATTGATGTCCGCTGCGTGTGCTATTTTCATTAGTAGAATTAAGCGTGAAACCCATGAGAGTAAGGACAAGAAAGCTCCTGATTCTGATATTTTTGGGTTGATTGCTGGTTTGCTTATGTTTGTTGCTGGAGCAGGTTGCGCAGTGGCAGGTTCAACTAATTTCTTTCCAATTTGTACCCAGCTGAATGGTATGGCGAACACTGTGCGAACAATGACAAAAACTGCAATGTTTGTTAACTCTGTTGGTGGGGGTGACAATAAGCATGTTGAGAAAATTGACAGTATTGTGGACGAGGTTCAGAAGGGTCTTGAGCAAAAATCTGCCCCTGAGTTGGATTTAGTTCATTTGGAGTTGTCACGAATTTGTCCCCTTTGCCATCAGTCACATTCTTTTGGTGTGACTCTCTCTGATGACCAATCGACTTTTGTTGTTACATTTGAGTGTCCTTGGTACCATAGTTTTGAAGATTTTTTGGAGAGAGGACGTCCCACTGAGGAATTGGTTGACGAGAAAAAGAGGGATGGTTTTGGAGATGATAGACCATCGTCTTGGGACCGTATGGATCAAGTTTATGATGTGCTTCAAAAATGGAACTCTGTTGTCAATTTCGAAATATCAGCTCGATCATCTGCAGAAACTCGTGTTACTGAGTTGTTTAACAAGTTTGAGAGATGTGAGGGAGCACGCGTTGATCTTTGGGATACTTGTTTCACTTGTCATGACATGACCCAAAAAGCATACGATGGCATGCGCCGTCCAACAGGAGTTACCTTTGTTGCTGTTAAAGTTCCACGAAGTGGTGATGATCCAACGCGGGTTGTTACCACTTTCGCGTTGCCCAAGGATATGATTACTGAAACATGTTTTCTGATGGGTCCAACATGGAATGCTTCTGACAGCAAGTTGGTTGAAGTGTTGTGTCAGCAAATGGCGGCTCTCAAACCTTGTAAAGCTAGGGGAACTCTTGTTAGCAAGACAGTGGCACAAATTTGGAATGATGATGTTGTTTTTTCTTTGGGGTCGGCGTCATTCACGAAGAAGCATTGTGTTATGGGTGGCGCAGCGGTTGGAACAGCTGCTCTCGCCGCTCTATTCATCTGGTTGATGATCCGCAGGTGGTGTAAAACCGAGGCGTCCATTCACAAGCCTTTATCTTTACCTGAGGTGAAGAGTGATGCTATTGTTTTGGAAGCCAAGGAGGATGACAAGCCACCAGTTGGGTCAATTGGGCAGGGAACGGCCCAGGGTGAAAGACACGGTAATGCGAGTCACGGAAGCAAGAGTTCTCGTTCCAAAGTCCGAAATAGCTTGCGTAAGAGAGCACATACGATGAACAAGCTGTTGAGTGCTATTCGTTTTTACTCTGACCGTGGTGACTATGGTGAGGTTGCTCTGGTTGAAGGTGGTAGTGGTATCACTGGTGTTGGGCATTATATTTCTGAGGAGGGATTGACTAGTGGAAATGGTCATGAACTGATGATGAGGGTGCACAACGCCATGAAAACTCATGGTACTGTCAATGTGTATCGTGTCACGAGTGATGACATTTCTCGCTTTGCTGCAGAAATCGTGCGAATTACCACTGGGGTTGTTGTCGAGCCACGACACATAACTGGTGAGCAGTATCGTATGGGCAAGGACAAGTTGTTGCATTATTTCGAAGGTGGTCGGGATTTTGCGACAATAAAAGCCGATTACGGTGAAGCGGCATTTCGTGCTTATGAGAGGTTGCGGGCACGCATTCGGGAGAGGGATCCTGCACATTTTGATTTTTCAGCTGCAGCACGTGGTTTGGAAGATTATGGTGAGGATTTTGCTGTTACTGGTGCAGGCTCGGGTATTTCTACAAAAGAGCTGAATCGTATGCACAAGCAGTTGGAGGGACTGGAGCGGGATATTCAAGATGAGTTGGCAGAAGTGTTAGCTGGAACTGCGAGTGGTCAGAAGTTGCAATGGCTCCAAGATAAGGCCAACGAGTTGAAAGATGAGATCGATGAAGCAGAGAAAGAGCAAAAGGAGGAGGATCCTGATGACTACTACAAATCGAAAATGTCACGTAAACAACGCCAGAAAGCTGATCATCAATGGTACCATAATGAAAATGGCACCATACATTCTGACGATGTAATACAGCGTGTCGCTAAGCAAGCGGCAGAGCAAGCTGTGTTGGCTGTGCGTGAGTCTCTTGTTAAACCGTGGCCGGTTGTAGGACCCATTGCGAAGACCGTAGTCGATAGCAGCATTGAAGCCATTCGGAAAGTGAGGGAACCTATAGTCCCACCACCTGTGGCTGAAGTTTCCAAGTGCCAGAAGTGTGCTGTTGGTTTTTGTGTTCAACATGGTAAAAAAAGTGTTCGGTGTCGAATTTGTGGATCATTTGCGGAAGATCACAAATGTATGAGAAGATGCCGTTCTTGCGAAACTATGTTTGACTTGACAATGGCTCGTGGGTTTGTTGCGGAGCAGTTGGCCAAGGGTGATGCTATTCATGTGGTGTTGGGTCGGGCTATTGGGAAGTTTGCTTCTTTCCATTCAATGGGGTCTGATGGTGTCCCAAGATGTGTGGCACCGAAGATTCTTAAGAGTGATGTGGAGCATCCCCAACAAGTTGTGCAGTTTGACTTGCCTATATTCGATGAAGCAGTTGGACCGTTTGTTTCAGAAGTTGACCAAAAAGCCTCGCAGGAGTTGTCAAAGTACACCAGTGAGGCGAAATTGTTGGTCGGCTACCCAGTGAAATCAATGGGGAATTCTGTTCATCGTTTTATGCATGGTTCAAAAACATCGCAGTGTTTTATTGCTGGAGATACATTGTATGCATGTGCTCACTCTTTAGATGAGAGTTGTGATCAGCCACCCTTCATTTGTTCTGAGAATCGCAATGTGCGTTTGTTAGATTTGAAGGATTTCCAGCGATACGGTGAGAAAGATATTGTCACCGCGAAAGCATTTGGGATTGTTGATGGGCGCAAGTTACCCTTGGTTTCGCTTGGGTTTGCATCATTGACTTTCTCGAAAACTGGTACAAATCCTGGTGATTCGACTATTTACAGTTGGTTTGATTCACCGGAGTTTGCAACATCCAATTCATTGGTTGTTGATGGGTGCCCGGGTCCTCAAAAAGGTAGCCGGGAGCACTCGCCAGCAGTGTATGTTGGCTCGGACGATGATTATCATTTCTTCAAGTCCGGGACATTGGAGGGTTGGTCTGGAGCGCCCGTTATCGACAATCTTACAGGTCATGTGGTGGGTATGCATGTTGGTTCGGGGCCATTCAATGGTGTTACAAAAAATCGTGCTTTGAAATTGCATCCGTTTCGGCCGATAAACGCCAAGCCTACGGCACAAGGCCTCAGCCAGTAGGCGTTAACATCGAGGCGTACTATCGGACGTATCTGCCGACGTTCAAGTGGTACGACTCGCGCTTTGAGGAATTTAAACGGCAGTATGAGCGCATATTTTCTCGTGATGGTTATTCCTCCTACACGAACGATGTTAATTTGGATGTACACTATTTGAAATTGGTCGGTGGTGTTAGTAAAAATCAAATGAATCCCTGTCCACTGAGTAAGATTGGCACCGACAGTCTTGTGGAAAAGTGGATTCTAGCCACGAAGCGTAATCGTGAGCTTTATACTCGGTATCGGCAGAGTGATCCTGATTTGTATGCTTTGTGGAAAGATTTTTCCAAGTATGACAAACCAGACCCTCTCTTTGATGATCAGGCATTTGCTAAAGCCTATGGGTTTATGTCACGTGCTTTTGGTTTTCATTGTAAGGGTTCTGGAATTTGGGATCATGAGCAGGTGTTGGGTTCTTGGAACATGGCGACGTCACCTGGTTACCCTTGGAATCGTTCAGTTCATACGACAAAAGAGTTTGTGGAAGTTATGGGCATGCATTTGCCCTCAATTTGGGAGTATTTTTTGAACGGGGGTGATATATGTCCTATCTGGAATGTGTCACCAAAGTTTGAATTGCGCAAAGACGCTAAGTTGCGTGAGCGTAAGATCCGTTCCTTCACAGCTGCTCCAAAGCACTTTTCATATTGTGTTCAGAAGCTGTGTAGTGATTTTAATCAAAAATTTTATAACTCTCACTCCCAAACTTGGAGTCGCGTTGGGATGTCGATGTTCGGTGGTGATTGGGATGTGATGATTCGTCAGTTGTCACGTTTCAAGAATGGAATGGAGTTCGATGCCACACAGTGGGATTCTAGTTTGGCGCAGCGCGTGTTACGTGCTGTTTGTGCATTCCGTAAAAGCATGTTGGACCCTAGATTGGGTTCTGAATATCATGTTGCATTGGATCGTGTGTATGATGAAATAATCCAAGGATTGTGCGTATTGCCTGGTGGACATGTGTTCATGAAGAATGCGGGCAATCCCTCTGGTTCCCCTAACACGGTTGTTGATAACACTCTTGGTTTGTATTTAGTCTTTGCTTATATAACAATATTAGCTTTTAAAGAAAAAGGAGTTGATATTAGTTTTGAGGACTTCAACAAGAATGTTGTCGCAGCTATGTATGGGGATGACAACACGGTTACAATTTCTGATGAATGGATAGGCACTCTTTCAGCTGAAACCATTTTGAGAATTTCAACGGCGATCGGGGTTGCTTTTAGGAATGAGTACCCTGAGTTGCGCCGTGTTGAGGATTTAAAGTTTCTTAACATGAAAACTCGAAAAGTGAATGGTGTTTGGATGCCTTTTCCAGATACGGATAAAATGCGTGGATCAATGCTGAACAATGATGGTTCTGCTGTTTATCGGTATGTGCGGTTGTGTGGTCTGCGGACTGTTGCTTTCTTCTCAGAAGTTTTGCCAGAACTTGAGGAGTTGATAGAGCTAGCTGGTAAGGAGATGTTGCAACTCGATCAAGATCTTGTTGACGCTTCTGTTGGTTTGTCGCCTCGCCAGGCGCAGAGTGTTTATTTGACGCATGCCCAGTTGTTAGCGTTATGGTTTGGTTTTGAATCAAAAGCGGTTGCCGGTGTAAAAACAGACCGCTTTAAAAACCAATCATGGTTTCTGGGTGTGTTGGATCAAAAGACACTTTAGTTGTGTGGTGCCCCCTCCATGAGGGGTGTGTCGCTTGTACAGTTTTCTTACAAAAGAGTGACCTGATGTGGACTTTTCATTTGAGTATGGAACAGGTTTTGTATTTAATCGACGGCGACAAAGAGGGGGTGAGTGTAACTCCCCCCTCTTCTCCAGTGTTTGATAAAACTGGCAAAGAGGGTGATGGACCTTTCCGTGATTGGTTTGATCCTGAAAAATGGCGCTTCAAGTATCATGGAAATTGGGGTGGTCCTGGTTATGGGGCTGGCAAATTGGGTGGTGAAGATTGGTCTGTTCCCGCTATCGATGAACTCGATGAGACTTTTAAGGAACATGACTATGATTACACCCGAATGCCTCATGAACTGGCTGATCGTGTATGGCTAGCAAAAGCGCTTGCGTTGGAACTGTCTCATCCGACGGTTAAAACAGAGTTGGCAATGTTGGGCTTCGCGGTCAAAAGTGGTATTTCTTTGAGTGGAGTGGAAGTTCCCAAAGAATATCCCTGGAAAGTGGTTCGCTATGGTGAAGCTGATCACCCCGGTCCTAACGATCGGCCAAGGTATTGGGATGATATCCCTAACTGGTCTGATCGTGAAGAAAGGGAGTATGAAGAGTGGCGGCATGACGATCCTGACCATTTTGAGAATTTGCGTGGTACAGATCATGGTTATGACATTGATGGCAAGGATGTTTCTGAAAGTCAATCGACACGTCGTGAGCATTATCGACATGATCGTGATGACTGGGAGGATAAAGGAATTCACCCGGGTGATCCGTCATCCATTCAGAATCCTACTCATGTTTCTCGTGGTCCTGGTTCTGGTGGATTGGATATGGGACAGGCTATGGGTGATCGTCCGAAGGAGAAAGGTGTTGAAAGGTATGGGGAAGCAAAAAACCCTGGACCTAAATACACACCAGGTCAAGGATCGATGGAATCTACCGGTACGCGTTATGGTGAGCCGGTGTTAGTTCAAAGCACTCCTGATGGCATTGTTGTGTCGGGTACTGATTTTCTTGGTCCTCTACAGATTGCGGAGAACACTACAAGTGGTGCCTGGACAACAGGAACTGTTTTGTTTAATCAACCTCTTGGTATCAATTTTGGTGGTATCTTGTCTCGTGTGACTCGATTTGCCAAAATGTATGAGCAGTATCAAGTGGAGCAGTTTGACATACAGTTTGATCCGAATATTGGAACTTCTGTTCCAACAACAACTGACCAGACGGGAGTGGTTCCTTCGATTGTGGCCTATATTGATCCCGATGTGACGGATGATCCTGCGGGGGTCTCTGGAACTGAGGTTGCGGTGCAAAATGCTATCAATCAAAAGGGAGCGTTGATTGCAAAAGCTTTTGAGCCTTTCGCTGTGACTAACTCTTACAAGTTGGTTAACGGTGGTTGGCTCTGGTGTAATGCTGATGCGACAACAACTGATCCCCATTTACGGTTCTTTGGTAGAGCTGTGTTATTGTGTGGGAATACAGCTCCTTCAGCGGACGAAGTCTCCGCTGGATCATTGTATTGCAAATGGTCTGTGAGGTTCCGGGTTCCATCAGGAATGTCTGTCGTGCCAAATCAGGGAATGGCTGTTCTGGAACCCACAAATGCCACTGGTCTCAATTTTTTGGGTGAAACCACACCTGATCAGATTTGGCAGTCTGGGTATGAATTGCAACCATATATGGAGTCTAAAGCTGATGGTGTTTATGTATATCCTTTGCAGGTGTACAATAGTCAGTCAGGTGACACTTATGTGGATTATTCCGCCAGTGATACGTATTGGCGGTTTGATGTCATGGCGGTTGGGACAACATTTCATTCTCAGAACAATTCGTTTGGCATTGCAAGTACGGATACGATGTTCGTTAATGCCACAGGTTATGGGGGTTATGGTGTTACTCTTCCCGTTGCTGATGTTACCACGCAAACGTCATTCACAAATACGACGAATGCGACGGCAAACACTGGGACTCATGCAGTGGCAGTTTTTCTGATCAAGATACCCAGTAACTGTGATCCAGCTGCCTATTTTGTTTTGTCATTTCCGAGTGCGACACTCGTGACAAACGTCTGCATTAAGGTTTCGAGTGTTACTTCTTTGGGGGCCACGGTTGCTCCCGCACCACTCATGACCTCTTACGTTAAGCGAGCTGATGGTACAATTGATTACGTCGCAACTACTCATGAACGGGAGAAATTGATACATGCTGATGACCCTGACTTTGTGTGTCGGTGTAAGATGTGTGTTGAAAAAATCTCTTTGAAGGATTATGAGTCAAAAGAGAAAGACGTTTTCGATCCATTCCGTCCTAGTGTGACCAAGCCTTTGGTTATTGAGACGGACAGCCCGGTGGTCGTGGAATCGGTCAAAGATTACAGGAAGAAAGTCGTTCGGTATGGGGAGGCGAAGAACCCTGGCCCTTCGGCGCAGAAGCCAGCTGCTTTTCGTGGTGACCAAGTTGCGGTGCACCATTGCGGATTGCAATTGCAATATTTGGCCGGGAAGTTGCCGCAGAAAGCTGTCATGTTACGACCGCGTTTGCCAACGCGAGTTGCTCAGGCGAAAAGAGTGGTTGCGAAGGCATCGCGACCAAGACCGCGTAAGCCAGCGGTTGGTGAGAAAAAGGCTAGAGGATCAAATGCTGCAGCCTCTTCAAGAAAGGAAAAAGTGCGGCGTATGCAAGCGCATGTGGCAAAGGCTACTGTGTTGCATAAAGAGTTAAAGCAAAGCTTCTCTTCAAAAAGCAAAAAGTCTATGCAAAAGCGTAGCAACGTGAAGAAGTAGTTCTTCCGTCCTGGTTGTTGAATTACAATAGCGAGAGTCTCTTGCAGTTGTCTCCTCAACAATCCAACTGTGATTGAATTGGGAAACCTTTTCTTTTTAC